GCCGCTTGGTTGATCGTAAAACTGGAAAGCCTGGTTCTTTTAGTGCTTCAAGCAAAGATGGCAAGAAGTTTTTTGACAACTTTGGAAAAATTGGTGGCCGTAAAGGCAAGTAATTTTGTCTGAACAAACTTGGTGGCTAGTACTGCTAGTCTTTGAGATTATTGGCCTGTGGGGTCAATACATTGTGGGAATGAACCGATGGTGGGGATGGGGTGTAGTCATGCTACATTCCATCCCTTGGTTTGTTTTTTCGCTAGTTTCACAGAATTGGGGGGCAATGATGATGCCCCCGTTATGGTGGTCTGTGAACGGATACAATCTTTTTAAATGGAGAAACAATGTCCACTCGTGACCGCCTACTAGAACTTAAACGTGAACTAGAATGGCGTAAATGTGTTAAAGACGAAAAATACTTTCTAGAAAACTATTGGTTTATTCAAAACCCTAAAGATGGTCGTGTAATCTTCCATTTGCGAGATGCACAGTCTGAAGCGTTAAAGGAATGGGAACGTCAGCGATACAGCCTGACCCTAAAGGCACGTCAGATCGGTTGGACCACTTTGGTGGCTGCACATCAGTTCTGGTTGGCGTTCTTTCATCCCGATCAAAACATTATTGACATCTCCCGTACCGAACGCGAGGCTGTGCTGCTTCTCAAAAAAACTAAATATGGGTATCGCAATCTTCCTAAGTGGATTTTAGAACGAGGACCTAAGTCTGTTGTTGAGCATCAACAAAAAATGGTGTTTGATAACGGTTCCCTAATCACATCAATGCCTAGTGCTTCTGATCCTGCCCGTGGCGAGTCCGCCACATTGATTGTGGTAGATGAGTGGGCGTTCCTGCCGAACCCTGAAGAAGCGTGGGCTTCCATTGAGCCTGTTGCTGACGTTGGTGGACGCATCATTGGCCTTAGTACTGCTAATGGTTCTGGAAATTTCTTTCATCAAATGTGGGTTGGGGCCGAAACCAGGACCAATCAGTTCTCACCAATGTTCTATCCGTGGTCTGCCAACCAAGACCGTGATTTAGATTGGTATGAAACCAAAAAACGGTCAATGACCAGTTGGCAGTTGGCCCAAGAATATCCTTCCAGCGCTGAAGAAGCGTTTATCAAATCTGGCCGCACAGTCTTTGACGTTGACGATCTTGTCAAAAAGATTCATCCTAAAGAACCAATGGTTGGCACTCTTGTAACTAGATCCCATTCTCGTGATTTTGAATGGATCAGAAACGACAGCAAAACGGCGTTAGATCCTGTGTTTGTTTGGGAAATGCCCGATAACCAAAAGTCTTATGTTTTGGGTGCTGACGTTGCTGAAGGTCTAGATTGGGGTGACTTTAGTTGCGCTTACGTTATTGAAGTTGGTTCTGGTGAAGTTGTGGCATGTTGGCATGGTCACACCCCTGCCGACTTGTTTGGTGAAGAAATCTTTAAACTAGCAATCTGGTATAACACCGCTTTGGTCGGTATTGAATCCAACAACCACGGTTTAACAACTATTACGGCTTTACGCCGCATGGGGTATAAACGCATTTTTCGTCGCCGCAGAGTCAACTCCACCAAGGGAAATACTCCGATGACTGAGTATGGTTGGCATACCAACAAGTCCACTAAACCGTTGATGATTGATGAATTGGCTAAATCTGTTCGTGACGAATCGTTGGTTGTGTACTGCGCTGGCGCTTTAGGTGAAATGCGTACTTATGTGCGTGACGAGCGTGGAGCCATGGGTGGTTCCCCATACGACGACCGTGTTATGGCTTTAGCGGTTGGCAACCAAATGCTTGGGTTTGCTTTTGCTCCCGAATACAAGGAAGAAACTACCGATTATTGGACTATAAACTGGTGGGCAAATCTAAAATCTGAAAATCTTTCAGAACCTGAAAATTCTTGGAACATTGGGGCTCATTCCTCTCGAACCAGTTAAACGGGACACTTTATTATTATCATTAGGACTGTCCGACGATTTTGGAGTAAAAATGGCTAAGGGTTCATACAATTCTGTTGGCGCTGGCGAAACGCCCAAGTGCTATCACGGCAATGCACCGTCATTTATGATGAACGATGTTCAGGATGGTGGAAACCAGGGTTTCGGTAGCGTCAAGGTTACTACCGATCTTCCCAAGGTTGCTTCTCCTAGCGGTTACGGCTCAGATATGGGTTCTGCTCCTGGCGAACCGCCGAAGGCTGCACGTCCAGGTGGAGCGCAAGGGATTTAGTGTCAAAGCACTCCTACGGGATGTGCATTGCTCAACCACACCCGTGTTTCGCCTGCAAGATGAAGTATTGGCGTGAAGACGGCATCCCTGGGCTTGCGCTTCCCGATCACGAACATTGGAACGGACCCACCTTGCGTGAACGTATTAACAATACGATTACTACTGCGCGCGCAAACGGCTACGAACCAGAACGGTGTTGAGTTAAATGGCAAAACTTACTAAAGCAGAACATTTGACACGTTACAAAAATCGTTTAAAGCATGCTAAACGGTTTCGTGAAGAAAAAGGTTACGATGCGACATGGCATCGACTTCTTGACCTGTATACGGGCAAGCATTTTCCTACGGGCATGCAGGATGAAGACCGAATTGCCATTAACATGGCATTTTCAACTATTAACGTCATTTTTCCTGCGCTTACAGTCAATCATCCGAAGATTGAAGTCCTTGCAAACAAGGCAGAAGATGAAGATCGGGCTGTAATTGCGGAAGCAGTCGTTAATTATTGGTGGAAACACTACGATTTCCGTTCTCCTTTCCGTCGTGCTGCCAAAGACTTCCTTACTTTTGGTCATGGCTGGATTAAGGTTGGATACAAGTTTGAAGAAGAAGACGTTTCTTTAGAAGAAGACGAAAAAAAGACTCAATTGATGGAATTGGGTTCACAAGTAGACTCTTTTGCAGGAGAAAACCCTGATCTGGCAGCAGATTTGCCAACAGAAGAAGAAATTGCTGCTAACGCTTCTGGAACTAAAACTATTATTCTTGAAGATCGCCCAACTTTGGAACGTGTCAGCCCGTTTGACATGTTTGTTGATCCTGAAGCAACGTGCATGGACGATGCCCGTTGGATTGCCCAACGAATCGTTCGTCCGCTAGAAGATGTGCAGGATGACAAGCGTTATAAGTCAAAAACCCGTTTAAACTGCAAGGCTGACGCTGTTATTTCATCTGATTGGCTTTCGCAAGAACAAAAAAGAAAAATGGATTCTGACATTGATCGTGTCACGGTATACGAATTTTATGATCTTGTTTCTAACACAATGTGTGTTTTCTGTGAAGGTTCAGACGATTATCTGATTGATTCAAAGAAAATGCCTTATTCTTTTGGTCATCCTTATGAGTTTGTTGCAAACTATGAGGTTCCTGACGAATTTTATCCTATTGGTGATTTGGAAATGATTGAGGCTCCTCAGCAGGAACTCAACAAAACCCGTTCGCAGATGATGAATCATCGAAAGAAGTATGGTCGCAAGTATCTGTACCGTGCGTCTGCGTTGGGTCCTGAAGGTCGTCAAGGCTTGGAGTCCAATGAGGACAACATTGCTATTGAAGTTATTGACGATAACCAGCCATTGCAAGATGTAATTATTCCTGTACCAATTACTCCAATGGCAGGCGATCTTTACCAATACAGCGACATTATTCAAGGCGATATGGATAAGGTTTCTGGTGTAAACGAATATGCTCGTGGCGCTACTCCCGAGGTCCGTCGTACCGCTACTGAAGCAGCGATGATTCAGGATGGCGCTAATGCCAGGTCTGCTGACAAACTTGCAGTCATCGAAATCGCTATTGGCGCTATTGCACGAAAAGTTCTTAAACTGGCTCAGCAGTACATGACGAGCGAAGATGCTGCTCGCATAACGGGGTCGGATGGAGAGCAATTCTGGTTTGAATATGATTATGAAGACATTGATGGCGAATTTGATTTTCAAGTTGAAGCGGGTTCTACGCAACCTCAGAATGAAACAAACCGTCGTCAACAGGCTGTAGCAATGATGAACTCTTTGGGTCCATTCATCGGAACTGTTATTGATCCTCAGGCTCTAGTTAAACATGTGTTGCAGTTTGGTTTTGGTGTGAAGTCGCCAGGAAAGTTTATGGCTCCCCCTCCTCCGCCTATGCCAATGGGCCCTGATGGGCAACCTGCTGTTGGTCCTGATGGTCAACCGATGCAAGATCCCAACGCTCCACAGGGAGGACCCCCTCAAGGTCCGCCTCAAGGTCCTCCTCCTGAAGGCATGATGCCGATGGGTGGCGCAATGCCACCTCCTGGGATGGGAGTTGATGCTCCTCAAATGAATCCTCAGGATCTTCTTGCTGCACAGAACGCTGGTGGCATGGATATGGCGGGTTTGACTCAACTTGGTCAGGGTGGTTTGCCTCCTGAATTGGTTAAAC